TTTATCTCTAACAAACTTTCCAATATATTCGGAGAGTAATCTGATGTATTTTGATTTGTCATATTCTTCATAAACTACACATTCCCCGTTTTCACAGGACATTAAAATTACAAGTTTTTTCACAGAGATTCCTGTGAGTTCGTACAGCATACATCCGTAAGCCATGCACTGAACAAAATAATGCTCAATCCATTCCCTTGGTTTGGGTTTCTTTGATGTTTTAAAATCAATAATTGCTAGTTCACCATTATATTCTGCAATACAATCTACAGTGCCAGCAATTCCTAACCTTCTACTATACAATGCTCCTTCAAGAGCATGAATATTATTTATCTTTTTTAATTCTGGTTTTAAAATTTGAAAGAGAAATTTGGAAATTGGAAGAACTTCAGAATCATAATTAGTATTCTGAAGATAATGTTCAACCAGTGTGTGCATATCAGTGCCACGACTGGTTGCTTGCTTGGTTACCCTGTTGGCTTCCTCTTCCCCAACCTTTTTTCTCCAGTTTTCAAAAATATGCTTATTAAAATGACTAGTGACTGAAGTGATTGATACTAATTTAATTAGTTCATCATCAGAGGGAACTTTATAATACCGAACTCCATCAATAGTTTCCCTTTCAAGTTGGGGAAGAGAAATATCAACATGTTGAAACATTACATACCTACTTCTAGTTTTGAAATAATATATTCTTTGACGAATCCAGAGCGGACAATATCATCAATCCCAAATTCAACAATGTCAACAGATGACATATTTCTCAGAATTTTCATAAAATCAACGATACCGTTTCTCTCATTTGTCTTGATTAAGTCTGTTTGTGTTGCATCACCACAGAACATAATCTTTGAGTTGTCTCCAACTCGTGTCATTATACTATCAAGTTCATGAAAATTCAAGTTTTGAAATTCATCTACGATAATAATGGCATTATCTAGAGTTACACCTCTAAGGAATGAAGTACTCCAGAATTTAATCGTATCTTGAGCACAAAGATTTCCATAGAGCATTTCAAAATCCGAATCTGATGCCATTTCAAACATATACTTTACCATATTCTTATATGGAATTTGATAAAGTGCTGACTTATCATCGTGGTCACCAGGAAGAAATCCAATTTCTCTAGTAGGAACTAAAGAACGAACAATATAAACTTTTTCGTATGGACTCCTTTCGTTAAGAACTTCTTTGAGTGCATTATACAAGGTTATAAAGGTTTTACCCGTACCTGCACACCCATAAGCAACAATCGATTTTCCCTCCTTAAACGATGAAAAAAACTTCTTTTGATTTTCTGTAAGAGGGTCGATATCTATTAGAAAATCATAATTAAGAGGTTTTTTCCTCTTCATTTGCTTTGCTGTAAGTCCAATTCCAATTGGTTGTTCTGCTCTTCTTTTTCTTGCCATACTAGATTTTCTTTACTCTTGAACCAGGCATTTTTGCCGCACGTCCTAAAACATCATTCCATCCAGGGTTTCTGGCAACTAGCTTGTTTTGCCAGTCACCAACCTCCCCAGAACCTGGGCAAGTTGAAGGGTCTGACCAATCCCGATCCCAGTCAGGATTGTCTTTTTTCCACTGGTCCCAGTCATGAACACTAAGAACTATTTCCTTTTGCTCACCAGTTACTTTATTAATTACGGGATAAGTTGCCATTATTAGAAATTATGTAAATGTTAGGATATACGCACAAAATTATTTATGGACTCAGACGAGCACGATGTAGGCGTTTTTCTTCATAATACTTCCATACATTTGGTGCCCACTTTTCCAGTTCTGGAGCAATCTGTTCGCAAAGTGCCTGGATTTCAAGTTGGGCGTCCATTTTAGCACGAAGGTCAAGAATGTGAAGAATGGAACGAAGATTGGCAGAAACAACAAAGTTCTGACGAATTCCTTGTACTAGACCATCACGAATGTGCTCTTCACACATTCCCTTTTCATACTTTGCAGCATACCTCTTACATCCCTCATAGATGAAGTCCAGTTCATCATTATAGTCCGAAAGAGTCCATTCATACTTTTTACCCTTACGGTTGGTGTAGTACCCTGGAGGACGGATGTAGAACACGTCATCAACTGGAAGTTCATTCTTAGCAACTTGAACTACCCGTTTTCCAGTATAACGTTGAGATTGAACGTCAAATGTAATACCAGCACGATGAGTTCTTGCCTGAACCATTACATTGTGAACATATCCAGAAACGGAGAACGTAATGCAAGGATGCTCTAGTGGGCCATAATGACCACGTTCGTTTGCAAGAAGTTGTTCCACAATCCACTCACCACATTTTTGTGGAGAAGGGATTTCTTGGTCGTGAATAGGAATTTCAGAATAATCGCATTTTGCTGCTTGATAGATAACTTGCTCTGGAATAGGATACCCCTGAAGTTTTACAACTTGAAGACGGGGATCTAGTTCAAGAAGGTCTTTTGCTTTTACTGGTTTCATATTTTCCAAATCCTTTTGATGTTTTTTGTTCTAGTGTGGATAATTCTTCTTCCAACTGTCTTAGTTGGACTTTCATTTCCCGAAGTTTTTCAGGCGAAAAAAGATGCTCTTGTTTCAACAATCTTTTGAGCATCTTTACTAATTTATTTCGTCTTGTCATCACATCTCCCAATCATAATGACCATCTTCTTCTTCATAATACTCAACTTCATCAGTTGTTGTATAACTTTGTTTACCATAAACTTCAACCTTTAATGAATCAAGAAGAAGTTCCATATTCCGTATAATGAGTTTTACCTTTTCTCTGTCCATACCTCAAACTCTTACCTACCTATCATACACAAAAAAAGAGAGGGAGTCAACCCCCCTCAAAGTTTTTATCATAAATTTGCTCAAACCACTCAACTAAATGAATACCATAGCAGTGCCAATAATTTTGACCCCTATATGTTAAAAGATAACAAGCAGGTTCTCTGTCATCAATATTTTCTTCATGGTAATAATCTTCACTAATCACGCTACTTGTGGCTTTTTAGCCATATTAATTTCGGCGTTATGAAGTTTTTTTTGCTTTTTGTCTTTGTTTTTTAGATATTGAACGAAAGTGATTTTCATAAGGTTGCTCCTTTACTAATGAGTAAATTTGCGTTCCTTCCCTTTCGGTACTTCCGTCTCTATTCGCTATTCGCAAATAGCAGATGAACGACAAGAGTATTATACTCTTTCTACCATATGTATACACCCGTATTTGTAACATTTGTTACATTTTTATAAAATCTTAAGAACCTGAAAAATTTCTGGAGAATTTTTTCTCCGTTTTTTGAAATAAAAGGTCGATTTTTATTTTACCTTTCAATATAACTAAGGGTATGGTCTGTGGCACAAAGCTGGTGAATAATTATGTCACATCCAATCTTTGGATTGCAATCGCCACAGGTATAAACATCTACTGCTGCTTTACCCTCTTCTGGCCAAGTGTGAATACTAATATGACTCTCTGAGAGTAAGCACAAAACTGTAACTCCTTGTGGGTCAAACTTTTTTGATATCGTTTGACATACTGTTGCTCCACTTGCTGCAGCAGCATTTTCCAGCAAGTCAATAAGAAGGTGTTCATCGTTCAAAAGAACAAATGAACACCCATACAAGTTAAGTAAATAATGCTTACCCATTTTTGTTTATTTTCTTTTTTTAGATTTTGGTGCTTGGTATCCCCAGAGTTTAGGACTGATTTTTCCGTATCCAAAGTCAATATTATGGATACAATTGCCAATCTTATCGTAATACATATCAAAAATACGAACTCTTTTGCCCCTAACTAAGTCGTGAAAAAGAGTTCCATTTTGATAATAAGAGATAATATAGGTATCACTAGGAAGTTGTGTATTTTTCAACTCTTGTTGAGTACACTTTTCCTGCATAATTTCACAACCATAAAGTTTTTTTGAAAGTTCTTTCTCTTCTTTAGTCCAGATAGGAGCAGAAAAATCTTCATTGAATACTTCAGAATTTTCTACTTGCATTTCCTTTTCTGTCTTCATTTTTTGTTTGCTTCCCATAATAAATTAGTAAATTCAGCGACTACGATCATTCCAGACGATATCTGGATATGCCTCACTCACAATTTCTCTTGTGATATTGTATTTATCTTGGAGTTTTTTATCCTTTACTAAAATTAAAATCTCAGCTTCAAGGGGATGCAAACCTTCAAGAAGGTTAATAAACATTGTCTCTTTCTTCAGTTTTGATAACCCATCATTTCCACCTTTTACATAATTATAGAATTTAGTATATTCTTTGCGAATCGTAGTAACTTGCTTTCCAACCTCAGTTGCAGTTCCTAATGAATTTGAATTCAACTCCCCCATTTTGGCAACTGAATCTTCAATTTTCTCACTTAGAGTTCCACTAAATGAGGTTTGCTTATCAGTAGATGCATAAGGAACATCCCCAACTGGAAGGCAAGATTCAATGGTCTCATTAAAGTTCCAAATGAAAATTGCCTTTAAAGAGGGATCTTCATACTTTTTTAAAACTTCAACTTTTTTTGCTTTAGTTCTTTGTTTTGATGCTAGACCAAGAACTTCAAATGCAAATGGATTTGCTGGAAGTTCTACCACGGGCGTTGGAGTTGTCTTTATAGGAGTCTTTGCTCTTGGTTTCGTTTCAATCTTCTTCGCTGTCGTCTTCGTAGTCATAATCGTTTTCAAACCTCACGGCTAAAATTTCGTCTGGTATAACATTCCCATTTATATCATACATCTCAGGATGCATTGCAGGGATTTCTCTATAATTCATCATATATTCTCTAGCAACCCAACCACTTACAAGTCCAACTATAAAAAACAATACTGTTAAAAATGAACCAAATACTAAACTTGTTGCTAACATTGTTCTTCCTCGGGAAACTACTTGTTCTTCCTGATATTCAGGGAAAATTCAAATTTGATGGTAACTTCCCGTTTTAGAAAGCTAACCACCTTGTTTACATTAATGTGGCAGGTTTTTGGTTGCTTTCTTTTTCCTCCATTAAGAAACAATTCAAGTCCACGATTAACCTGGATATTTTTATTTAGGTCTGTCATTAAACGATTTTCTGTTCTTTTAAAAATCTAATAGTGTCACTACAACCACCCAATTTTTGTTCGCCACAGACAACTTGTGGGAAAGTTGCACCGTCACCAAACTTTGAATAAAATTCCATTTTTGTAAAATCTTTTCCCATTTTATACTCAATAACATTTTGTTTAGATAACCTAAGAACATCCTTTATTTTTATACAATAAGGACACCCCTCTTTAGAATAAACCGCAAAATTCATTTTTATGCACCTATTTGTTTTAATACAGTATTTACTTTATTCAAAAAACTATCATCCAATTGATAATTATTAAGAATTTCTAAAAGAATATCTTTACATTGATTATTTTTCCCCCACCACCAACTAGCAACTGCCTTTTCATAAAGAAGGCCGTGAACACCAGGATATTCTACATCAGTTTTAAGTGGTTGGCAAGTAAAATCGCAGTTATCCAATGCTTCAGATGCGTAGATGTAGCAATCTTGCCACCATTCCCTCTTTCCAGAAAATCTACTTAACAAATATCTTGCCTCTGGTCTTTCTGGATAAAGACACATTGCCTGTTGAAGAATTCCTTTTGCAGTTGAATCCCTAGTTCCTTGCCTATCGTAACAATTTGAACCGTGGATGAGTGCTTCATATGCAAGAAGTTTATCTTCACTTCTTTCAGCACACCTCAGAAAATAAGATAGTGCAGCAGCATTTTGACCATTCTTCTCATACCAAAGAGCAACGTTAAAGTTTAACTCTGCATTTTCAGTATCTAATGAGTATTCAGTAAGTAATTGCTCAATTTCGGATTTTTTATTTTTGGTAGTTACTTTAAACTTTTTAAACCTTTTACTTTGAGTCTTATTCTTCCACCAATTTAAAACAAGTTCATTTGATATCTGATGATTATTCTTCTGACCACTATTCACATCATCATCCATTCCAGCAAATGTTGAGGTAAATTTGTTATCTTCAACAAACAAAGGTCTAGTATAAGTCTTTCCCGTAGCAAAGAATAGATTTTCTACAAGTGGTTGAACATCACAATCAGGAATTTCTAAATGATAAGTTCCATCTTTATAATAGTTATTAATAACTCTTTCAGCGTGCCTTCTATTAATTAAGTATGCACTTACTGCCCAATCGTCCCACTGTCTATCACGAAGTTCAAAGGTATCAAACTCCTTTCTAATGGTAAGTAATTGAACACAATCCCAATCTGAGGGAAGACTATCAAAAAATTCCTTCCAAGTGAAATCCCAATACTTAACAGTTTCTAATGAAAGATCATCTTCACATACAAACAAACAATCTTCTTTGGTATTATCATACCACTCTTTGATTGCCTTTATATGAGATACTGCACACCCCTTTGTCCCATCATTTAATGTGTGAGAATACTTTCCAGTAACTATATCATTGCACTCAGCAAATCTTTTTGAAATTATAGATTTTGGGCGAATACAATATTCTGAGAATTGTGACTCTAAATTTTTTCTCCTATCTAGACTTTCCTCAAGAGAAATGTAACACGAGGTTGGGAATCCTGAAAGTTTATTGTCCAAAATAATCTTTTCTGCATAATAATGTTGCTCATCCATTTTTTGAATAATCCAATCCAACTTTTTAGTGGATTTATAATCAGTTGGATTTGAATACATTTCTTTATTTTTTGCAATATGACATTGCGCCAAATAGTAAGCGTGATTCCACTTTTCGTCACCATCCGCCATAGAATCAACTTGTTCTTTTTCACCAGTCTCGTAGAATCCCCTAAAGTGTTCAATTCTCTTATAATCTGAATGCGGAATGTGAATGCAATGATAATCGTAATTTATCTTATGATGATTCAATCCAAAAAGTTTTAATCTATCGCAAATATTATCATCATCATAAGCATAGAATGTATCAAACTTTTCATCATATCCACCAATTGCCTCAAAATCTTCCTTTGAAACTAACAAAAGACCTCTAAGATACTTAAAATAATCACTATAAAGATTTACATAATCTCTTATTTGATATATTGATAGTTTATCCTTCAGTAAAATAGGAACTCCAGTTTCTTCATCAACTATCTCCGGGTTTTCTATATTTGGATGCCCAGTTACAAAACTTCCAGTTTTAAGTTTATAAGTTTCAAAAAAATTATTATATGGATTTAAAATATAATCACAATCAACCTTTAAAATATAATCTTGTGAGGCAAATTTTGCTGCAAGATTTAATGGATGGGGGAGATTGAAATATTCTTCATTAAAAACATTTACTATTTTGATTCTATCATCAAGTTCTGACATTTCATTTATAGTTTGGTCAGAATCAGAATTCCAATCAACAATGATAATTTCTTTAATTTCATCAAATAATAACCAAGATGATAAAGAAACATACAAAGGTTTTTTTCTATTTTTATGTGCGCAAATTAATGATACGTTCATATTACAATCCAATTGGGAAGATATAAGTCTTTTGTATTCAAACTAGAATAATCATTTTGAAACCATTGGGATGGAGATATTGTTTTTTTACTTTTCGATAACCAAGAACCCCACCAACTAAATGAGCTATTTGCAATAATGTGATAGTTACAAATAGTCATTAAACATAAATCTATTACTTTATTATTTGTTTCTACAACTATAAATTGTGGAGAATTAAAATTCATTTTACACCACTCAATATCATCAGTAAAAACAAGAAC